CTGGAAAAAAGACGAATTGTTGTCTGTGAAAGCCTCGCTGCCGGTCAGTAAGTGGAACAGCCAATGGATGCAAAATCCAACCGCTGAAGCGGGCTCAATCGTCAAACGAGAGTGGTGGCGTCTTTGGGAGCGAGACTATGTACCGGCGTATGAATACGTCATTCAAAGCTACGACACCGCGTTCTCCAAAAAAGAAACCGCTGACTATAGCGCCATCACCACCTGGGCGATCTTCGAATCACCTGATGACGATCACCAAGCAATCATTTTGCTCGACGCCAAACGGGTTCGTTTAGACTTCCCCGAGCTAAAAAAGGTTGCGTATGACGAATACCGTTATTGGGAGCCGGATTGCATATTGATCGAGGCGAAAGCCAGCGGAACGCCACTCACGCAAGAGCTGCGGAGGATGGGCATCCCAGTGACGGCCTATACACCGTCAAGAGGTCAAGATAAGATCGCCAGGATGAACTCAGTGGCTCCCATTTTTGAGAGCGGTATGGTATGGGCGCCGGACGAAGCCTTCGCGGACGAGGTGATCGAAGAGATGGCCTCGTTCCCGTTTGGCGACAATGATGACTATTGTGACTCCGCGACCATGGCGCTGATGCGGTTTCGGCAGGGCGGCTTCTTGAGCCTAAAAGATGATTACCAGGAGGAAGCCAGCTTCATGAAAAGAAACAGACAGGTGTACTACTAATGGCGATCGAGAAACGAGGTTTAGGCACGGAGAATGATCCCGACGTAGCAGCGACCGGCAGCGCCATGGAAGTTGAGCCGGAGATGACTCGCAGTGACGAGATTCGCAACGCCGCCGAGATACTGATCCGCGAAGAAGAGATTTTGATTGATGATGAGATCGATGAACTCTTGGAACAACCGGTGGTTGATTTCAACGCCAATCTGGTAGATTCAATCTCAGACTCAGACCTGTCCAAACTGGCTGATGACGTGTTGTCCTCAATCAAGTCTGACAAAGAAAGTCGGACGGAGTGGGAAAAAACCTACACTGATGGCTTGAAGTATTTGGGCATGAAATTCGATGAGTCACGCAGCCAGCCGTTCGAAGGATCGACGGGAGTGATTCACCCGATCTTGGCCGAGTCAGTTACACAATTCCAGGCTCAAGCTTACAAAGAGTTATTGCCTGCAAAGGGCCCAGTCAAAACGGAAATCGTTGGAGTGCGATCACCAGAGGTAGAAATGCAGGCGTCTCGCGTGCAAGACTTTATGAACTTTTACATCATGAATGTGATGCAAGAGTTTGATCCCGAGCTGGATATGCTGCTTTTTTACCTGCCACTCGCGGGCAGCGCCTTCAAGAAAGTCTATTACGACACCGGCGCAAACCGTGCTAAAAGCCAGTTTATTGAGCCGCAAGACTTGATAGTTCCTTACGAAAGCACTGATCTTTACACAGCTGAGCGCGTCACTCATGTCTTGAACATGAGCAGAAACGAAATCAAAAAACAGCAACTCATGGGCTTCTACGCTGACGTAGAGTTGAAAGGCGGGAGTATGCACTTCAGCCGGGATGAGATTGAAGAACAGATCGATGAAATCGAAGGCATGGAGCCCTCATACAAAGAGGATCGCGATCGTGTCGTGTTCGAGACGCATACGATCCTGGATTTACCAGGTTTCGAAGACGTAGACGATCAGGGTGAGCCGACAGGACTAAAGCTCCCGTATATCGTGACGCTCGACGAATCATCTGAAAAAGTGCTCTCAATCCGCCGAAACTACATTGAGCAAGACCCGCTCAAAAATAAAATAAATTACTTCGTTCAATACAAGTTCCTGCCTGGTCTTGGCTTTTATGGGCTCGGTCTCAGCCACATGATTGGTGGCATCAGCAAATCTGCGACTTCGATTCTTCGTCAGCTGATTGACGCGGGCACCCTGGCGAATTTGCCAGCTGGCTTCAAAGCCCGAGGTATGCGCATCAGGGACGAAGACGAGCCTTTGCAGCCTGGCGAGTTCCGGGACATTGACACCACTGGCGCGTCCCTGCGCGAGAACCTTATCCCGCTGCCGATCAAAGAGCCCAGCAACGTGTTGATGTCTTTACTTGGTTTATTGGTTGAGTCGGGCAAGAGATTCGCATCGATTGCTGACATGAACGTCGGCGATATGAACCAGGCTATGCCTGTGGGCACAACAGTGGCTTTGCTCGAGCGCGGCACCAAAGTGATGTCAGCGATTCACAAACGATTGCATTACAGCCAAAAGCTTGAGTTCCAGCTGCTCGCAAAAGTGTTCTCCGAATACTTGCCCCAGGCGTATCCCTACGTTTCAAAGAACGGCCCGCAAGAGATCATGGCGCAAGACTTTGACGGAAGGATTGACGTCATCCCGGTGAGCGACCCGAACATATTCAGCCAGAGTCAGCGGATAACCATGGCTCAAGAGCTGCTGCAAATGGTTCAATCAAACCCAGAAATCCATGGGCCGAACGGCATTTATGAAGCTTATCGGAGGATGTACTCGGCTTTAGGGGTTGATGACGTTGACAGTCTTTTGCAGCCTCCACCCCCGCCACAGCCCCCGATGCCGATCGATGCCGGGATCGAAAACAGTGGTTTTTTGATGGGAACGCCAGCTCAAGCTTTTGAGGCACAGAACCACCAGGCGCATATAGACGCACACAGATCGTTGTTCCTGACCCAAGTCGTGAAGGATAACCCTGCGCTGCAAGGGATGATCATTGGTCACATGATGCAACACCTTCAATTCATGGCCGGGCAAATGGTGCAAGATCAGATTCCGCCCGAGTTAAGCCAACAGATGGAAGAGCTGTCAGCTGCTAGTCAGTCCGGTCAAGTGCCCCCCGACCAGCTGCAAATGATGAACAGCCAAATCCAGATGCAGATCGAACAATTCTCTGCGCCAATACTTGCACAGCTGACGCAGGAGCTGTTGGAGTCGATCGGCCAGGGTGATGAGACCGATCCGCTCGTTCAGATAAGACAGCAAGAGCTGATGCTACGAGAGAAAGCTATTGACTCAGAAAACGACCAGTTTGAGTCAAAACAGGCTCAGCGAGCCCAAGAAAAGCTCCTGGAAACTGAAATCGCGAAACAGCGTATTGACGTGCAAAAGGCCGTAGCAGACGATAAATTAGATGTCGCATTGCAGCGATTGAATCAACAAGCAGAGCTGAAACTGCTGGATATGCAGAACAAGAACCGGGGGTCTTAATGGCAGAAAAATTCACATCATCGAACTCGACTGTGCGTGCGCAGATCACGGCGCTGAAAGAACAGAAGCTTCTCGTCAGAGATATCGAAGCAAAAATGCTTCTGCAAGCTGAACAAAACGCGGCTCAGAAAAAGCTTCTCAGCGATCATAGGATCGCGACAAAGATGGCCCGCATAAATGGAACGGAGCCACCAGCGCCTTTGCAGCTGATGGCTGCGAAAGAACCAAAGATCACCCCAGAGCCCGAGCCGGTAGCGGAGCCCGAGGCTAAAAACCCGGCGCCGAAAAAGGCAAGAGCGAAAAAAACCCCACCGAAAAAAGCCCCACGCAAGAAGAAGGATGACACATGAAAGATATGAGTAAGATTGAGAAGGTCGAAACGCCGACCAAAACGATCAAAACCACACCAACCGCTCCAGCGCCCGTACGTCGGACGATGGGCGGGCCATATCGGGTCATTAAGGCTCGCGGTTTTGGCGCGGCGACTCGAGGTTACGATTTTCACGAGCGTGATTGATGGATGACATCGACCTGGGCAATTCGCTCAAAAGGGTCTTACAAGATCGACGAGACCTCATTCAAGAGGTTTTGATGGGGGGTCTGCTCAAAGATATAGAACATTATAAAACTTTGCAGGGTGAGCTGACTGTAATAACATTGGTCGAGGAAGCTATCAGAGATTACTACAAGGAAATTTGATTTGAGCACCCCGACGACTGAGGCGGCTTACGTTTCGAACGATGAGCGCGTCCTTGACCCCACCCTGTTAGAAAAATCCGCACTCGAAAGAATGCCAGACCCAAGCGGTTGGCGAATGTTGGTCTTGCCCTATAAAGGCAAAGCGACGAGTGACGGCGGCATACACCTTCTGAAAGAGACAGTAGATCGTGAAGCGTTGGCGACCGTTGTCGCGTACGTCGTCAAAATGGGCCCGCTTTGCTACGGAGACGCAGAAAAGTTTGGCGACACACCCTGGTGCCAGGAAAAGCAGTGGGTGCTGATCGGCCGATATGCTGGTGCGCGTTTCAAGCTCGAAGATGGTGGAGAGGTCAGAATCATCAATGACGATGAAGTGATAGGCACAATTCTAAACCC